ATGTTGGTTGAGTTGGCACTAAACGCCAATTCATTTGCGCCAGAGCGATACAACCCTGTTGCGCTGCTATCAGACAAAAATGCAACAGCAGGGCCAGATTCCGATCCATCAGGCAATGCCTTGTGGAGCGTGCCAAACTCAATCTTCTTGTTTTTATCAACGTTTGCAGCTTCGCTAACGTCAACAATTGGAAATGTGTCCGCAGTGGCAGGCGCGACAAGTTCTGTTAGCGCAGAAATTTTGCGATCAGCCATTAGCCAGCCTCCAGGGTTTCAACACGAGCTGTCAAAGCAGCAATCTCAGCAAAAGCTTCTTGAAGCCCTTTCATTAACAATGGCACCAACATGTCCTTGCCAACTCCCATATATTCAACATCGCCATTTTCATCAACACTGTCTTCCGTTCCCATTACCGCAACAGGAACTACGGTTTTTAGCTCTTGAGCAATAAAACCTTCTTCGTAGGTTTCAGTGCTGGTCATGCGGAAACGGTGCATCTGAATCTGATTGATTCGAGACTTAGCCTCCGGCATGTCAGTAATGTTGTCTTTTAATCGACGATCTGAAGCGTCAATTAAAGAAACATCGGTTGCGCTAATAATTCCAATCCGTCCGGCCTGCACTCCGTTTGAACGAAATTCAACAACAGAGCCAAGTTGAGTCCCGCTTGAACCAACCCTGTTAAATACCGCAGCAAAAGCGTTATTCATTGAAACGCGAATGCGCCCGCGTTTTTGAATAATTAAGCCTTCTGATGAAGTATTGCTTGTGGCAGTGGGGTTGGTTTGCATCCCCCAATACAACGAAGGGCCATCAGCGTCAGGAGCCCCTGTGTCTTTGCCAATCGAAAAAAGAGTATGGTCAGCACCGCTAAATTGAGAGACATAAGCAACAGTGCCAAGACCTGAACGGTAAAAGCCGTAATCAGGGCCGTCAGTGCCAAACGTTAATGATGGAGCTGTTTCGCTGCCAGCAGGAAAAACAATCCCTCCGCTCGTTGTGGAGCGAAGCGTAATCCATGCGCTATTTGCTCCATTTCGTAGCTTCAGTTCATTGGCGGTAGTGTCAACCCAGAACTGATACGCATACTTTGTAGAAGGCTCAGTTGAGCCACTATGATTCGTCCACAACGCGCCGAGCTGTGTATTGATGTCGCTACGAACAGCGGCTCCACTACCATTCGCAACATTGCCGTCAGCTTGAGCCATAGTTAATTCAGCTAAGGGGTCGTTGGCTGTAGTGTGCCATATCCAACAGCAGTATATCTAAAGCTACGACTGACGACCTCGTCACCATCAAATGAAGTTTTGAACGTAACGCTAAAGCCGGTGGCTGTCGGCTCAGACATTTCGTAGTAATCACCGCTCTGTAGGTCGTAAGCAATAATCGAAACAGCAACTTTGGTGTCATCGTCGGTATAAAAAGGATATTCAAAGGTCACATTCTTTGTTGCCTCGCCAGAGTAAATAAGCTCACTGTTTTCAGTCCGCCGTTCAAGTTGCATCAAATAGCCCAGTTGATCAATTAAAGGTGTCTGATCAGGATGGAACGTTTCTAACTCTGCTTTGAACTGGAACTGTCTACCAACGTAATTCCCGTTTTCAAGAGGAATCCATTCTTCAAATTCTAAATTTGAGCTGAGTTTAATTTTGCCGCCATCCTCAAGCTGCAGAAAATCACCGTTTTCTTGCACTTGGTGAGCAGCAATAGATTCTTGATCTGTTTTACGAAAGTAAACGCTTGCATTTGTGTCGTCAGCAATTACGCCGTCAAAATCAGTCCAGTTATCTATAAGTTCAATCCTGTCGTCAATTAAATCGCTTGTATAAATACCGCGCATTAAAAGTCTTCTCTTAAGCAAAATACTGTATTTTGCACCTAGGTCTAGAATTTTTCCAAAGTGATAAATGCCTGCGACACCCTGCGTTCCAGTAAAATCAACGGCAGTCAAATCGTCAAAAGTATTGGCAATATTATCAAGCAACGCATCTCCATCAAGGACTAGGCCATCTAAGTTGTCGTCATAGTAAACATCATCTTTTTGGCCTTGAAATTCAAATGGATCTTGATGTTCACGCGCAATCTCTAAGTTAAATCTTGGTATAGCATCAGGCAAGTCAATAATTGCGCTGACTGCGTTTTCGCTTCTTGCGCCAGTCTTAGTCTCAAATTTAACGAGATATTCGCCCTCGATCAAAGGCAGGCTTACATAACCTGTTCTTGCTTCAACGCGACGAAGTAATGAGCTGTCTGCCCAAGCACCTGTGCCATCTGTTTTGTCTGAATGGCGAATAATTGCCGTCAAATTTACAATGTTGCTGCCCGTAGCTGGTATGACCCAGCGAAAAATAACTTGATCTTTACCAACCGCTTCAATGGTTACGTCTTGAGCGTCAGGCGGCAATGTTTGAGTTGCCCTGCCGCCAACAGTTGTCGTAACGTCAGACGCACCAACAATAACGTTTAACGCTGAGAACACCGACTCTTTATTGTTTGGTGCTGGGCCAATTGATTTAACTTGACCAAAGAAAGCTGCTCCGACAGGCAACCCGTCAATGTTGATATACGTATTTGTTGTTTCTACCTCAATATCGTTGCCACTCCCAATTCTGTATAGCACTTTAAATTTGACAGCAGTGGCGATCAAGCCTCTGCTCCAAGAGAAAACAGTTCTGTTAACCGTATTGTCATTTTGACTAATTTCAGCAAACGTAATTTGCAGGTCTTCTGGCGGCTCAGGCTTTTCGTCAAACAACGAAATATCAGCAAAATCAAGCTGTGAATCCTTGCCTTCAACAACGCTGTAAACGTTGTCTACATGCTGCACGCCGGTAATTACATAAACACCGCTTTCACCTTCGCCTACAGAAAGGCAGCGAAACTTTTGGTTTTCAACGCTGCTGTTTGTAATTGTGTAAACAGCATCATCAGCTGGTATCTGGGAAAAAGGACTGGAGACGTTAATTCGAGTTCCAACAACATTACTGATCGGTTTTGCCTCAACCGTTCCATCAGGCAACACAACCGTCAAAACGTTGTTGTTGCCAGAAGGCAACGCGATCGTTTGGTCGCCTATAACAAAGTCAAATTCCGCCCCAGCAACACGACCAGCCAATCGAGCGCCTTGACGCATTGCGTCCGATACAGCAAAGACCTGTCCAGGCAAAACCGCAAGCCCTTCTAGGCCAACAGAGAACGAAACAACGTTTCCTTCAGTTTCTTCTGAGGCAAGAATCCACCGACCCATACGTTGAGCCTGATGCTTTGATGTGCAACCAAACGCGATCACATCACGCTCTTGCACCCCATACTTAGCAATCAAGCTTTGATTTTCAATAATTACAGAATTTGGCTTGTAAAAATTATCTGGATCGTTATATCTGACAGTTACACGCGAGCTACGTGTCTTAAGGGATGAGCCGCTGTACTCAAACCCACCGCCGACAACACTTGAATTATTAAAAACATGAATAGGATCAAGGACACTTTCATCAATATTGCCGTGGTCTGCTGCTACCTGTACAGTGTCAGCCTTCCAATAAATCATCCCGCGAAATACACTGGCGAGATCTTGCAAAACGTTGTACGCATCAGCTTGTGACCCAATCACAGTGTTGATTGCAAACCTTGGCTCTNGGCCTTTGTCAGGATTAAAAGGATCTTTTGGAATTTGCTGGTTGCAATACTTAGACAACTCAATTAAATCAATCCAGCTAATGTTGCTAGTGTCAATAAAATCTCCCGCTCCATAGCGAGAGTTTGTAAGCATATCGTAAAAACAACAAACAGGGCATGTTGTCCATTGCAACCTTTTTTGTAACTGGCCGTCAAAAGGAATTTTGTTGTCGTACTTTAGACTTCCATTTTGACGGGGCGTAGCGTTGCTTGGAATTTTAACTTTTAAGCCACGTACTTGATATGCACGCTTAGGTAATGTGTTGAAAAGTTCTGCGTCAATGCTTGAAGCAATACAAGCCGTGTTTGCATAATTTACCTTAACATTGCTAATTTTAATAATAGAGTTCCAGATCAACGTATTAGCACGACTACTTGCAAGAGGAGTTTTCTTTGGAATGTTTTCAAAATCTGTGAACTGTACTTCAAAAGCGTCCTCTTTGTTTCTGAATTGTTGTTTTTTTACTCTGATGTTCCAAGGCCCATCACCAAAATCAGTTAATTTAATTTCACTAGTTTGTATCTGATAGTTTGACGTTGAAATCCCTTTTATTATGTTGCCGCCGGGTTGAAGCCCGTCAGTATCTAATAAATCAACTGGCTCATACCCACAGCCTTTTGCTTGGATTGCAACTTGAAATTTTATTTGTGCAAAAAATAGCTGGCCTTTCGCAAGCCCTTCCATTCCTTGACAATACAATTTTGGAATTGTAAAGACTAGTTTTACAGAGTCTATTTCTGTATCTGTAATCGTACGGACAACACTACCCTCTCCGTAATTTCTTTTCGTAACTTGATTGTTTGTGTTTACAATTTCACTGTAGTTTTCACCAACTTGGACCCCGACATTAACTAACGTGGTGACACTATCTTTAAACGTAGTTCGGCGACCAAAAGGCCGTTGCTTAGGCGTTCCACGGAGCAGCGCAAAGTCATACGTTTCTTGATTTTTATTTGGCGCTTTCGTTTCGTCTAAGAATATGCTTTGTCGATTTTCCGTCGCAAGACCTTCAATAGGCCCTTCACAGATAAGGTCAACAAAGTAAAGATTGGTCGTGGAATTAAGAGCCATTTTTAAAGAAGGTTGTAGCCGTAGCCAGCAATAACAAAAGTTGTTTGGTCGGTCGCTTCAACGTCTATAATTTCAACTTCTAGTTTAATTTCTTCAACATCTCCGTTTTTTACCTTTGGCAATTCTAAACGCTGACCATAAGTCAAGTTTTCATTTCGATTGAAAAGCCCTTGCACGGTTGTGCGGGCAGTTGCAGCCAACACATCTGGTTGGTTGTCTCCCCTTATAGTCAGCCTGACTTCATAAGTTATAAATCCAGGAATCTTAGTAGATCCTGAGCCTGAGACTCTGTCAAATAAGCCATTTTCAAGTTTGAAGATAATATCAACTTCTTTACGTTTCTCTTTCTTGTAATTCAATTCAGAGCCAGACTTGCTTGTTGTGATTTTTTTCTCAGCGATTAAATCCTTTGTTTGCCCTTTACCAAAGCCCTCGTCAATCCTTATTTTTTGATTGCTTTGGTTAGTTTTTATATCAAAATTATTTGGCAAGCTTTTGACTTCCAACCCGGCAGCGGACTTAAGTTTTCTAGTAAGACGCTCACTGTTAATAGTCGTCTCAGACACTTTCGGCTGAGTAATTGCTGTTGCCAACGGGTCTGAATTGTCAGTCACTTCAAGGTTTACCGCTAACAAGTGTCCACCAGTAATTACCTCACCATAAATTACAGGCACAGTTGCCCCTGTCCCAACAGTATTTGCAGGGCCTGTAAACCCATAAGACTGCTGGCCATCCGCACCACGTGTTACGCCTTGTGGCCCAGTGCCTCTGGTATTTGTGCCACCATCAAAGCGATTTGAACTAAGTTTTGGCAATTCTGGCTGCGGAGAAATTAAATTTGCTACACCGCCAAGAATCATGCTGGCGCCAACGGCACTTAAAGACACGCCAATTGTCGTGGCAAGAGTTGCTGTACCAGCTGCAGTAGTTAACGCACCTACCCCGAAAACACTAGTTGCCCCAAACAAACCCGCGCCAGGTAGCAGAAACGAAGCCGCAACCAAACCAACGCCAATCAAAATTTGACCAGTCGATCCGCCACTACCGCTGATCACCGGCACAAGCATCATTGGCTTACTACCAAACGGCAAATGCAGCTCGTCATATCCCATTGCCGCACCAGACTGGATCAGCTTGTAGCCAACCCCGTTTTCGTGCGCTGTCGTCAAATCCCGCTGAAAGCCAGGGTAATTCACACAAAGCAGCTTGATCGCGTCTGCTGGTGTCCTTAAGTTGTAATACTCGTGTTGTGTGCCGTATTTTTCGCCCAGCTCACCGGCTAACATCACCAGTTGCATAGCGATAGACGGCGGCAACGCTTTGCCTATAGTACCGCCCGAATGGTTCTACCGCACTAATGCTGTTCATACGCTGGTGCAAAATTCGATCACCAGACAGATAAATCGCTGCGTGCATTGGCGTCCTAGTGCCTAACCGCATAATCAATACGTTGCCTTCTTCTCGATCGTCGAAATCTATAAGCACAAAGCCAAGCGTCTTGGCATAACGAAAAAAAATGCTATCGGTAGACTCTAAATTTTTTGGTCTTTCAAAATCAGGAAAGTCAATGCCATGCAACGCATAGTAATCACGCAACAAGCTATAGCAATCCTGCGTTCCATACGCAAATTCCCTACCTATTAAGGGTGAATAGTTGACCATAAATTGTCTGGCACGGAATACACGTACCAAGGCAGTTTACTTTGCTTACATGCCTTGCGATCACACTCGCTTGGTGGCGTGCCCTCTGGGTGAGAATGTACAATTGCTTGAATTGTTCCAGCAAACATGGCCCTTGCGTAATCGTGAGGGTCAAGCACAAAATGCTGTCGTGGAGCGTCAGCAATGTTTTTGCACGGCCAATACGCCCCATCAACAACTAGACCAACAGCTTCACGGGGCATTTCGACTTGTGCGTGTTTTATCGCATCAAGCCTGAAGTCTTGCTCCAACAAAGCCCCCAAACGGAATTGCTTCAGCACCATCACCTTTATTGTCTGGGAATCTTGCCCTGCAACTGCTTAAGCGTTTGCCACAAACATCATTCGCTTCAAACGTTGCGTCATCATGCACATCAAAAAAGTTAGACCCGTTATAACCGCATTCTTCGCCTCTGTACTTCCAAGGACAGAACTCATTAACAACACGCCTTGGCAATTGAAGGTTTATTAAATCAAGCCTTGCTGTCAGCTCAAACTCAACAAACTG